GAACACTGCTAAGGTCCGCGTATACGCCACCAACTACAATGTTCTCCGTGTTATGAGCGGTATGGGTGGTCTTGCCTACTCCAACTAAGTATTTTACTTGGTTAAAATTATTATATTTACTATTTTTTAATAAATAATTAATTCCTTCGGGAAGTAATTATTTTCAATAAATTGAAATAAAAATAAATACTTTTTAAATAAATAACACACGATGTTCGACTTGAAAATCTATCAAATTATGGCTAAAACTGTTCGCCCTATTATGACTTCTTCTGTTCACCGGTGGAATGTATTCTCTGGAACAAAGTATTTAAATTGTGAAGAAAAAATAAGTAGATGCCACAGTATGAATTTCGAAGATTACAGTGCAGACAAAGAGTTTTTAAAAAGAAAACCAGATAATGAAACTGAAAAAAGCGATTCATTTGATGGCGAAGACCCTACTATTTACATGCTAACTATTGGTTAATTTTATTAGTATTAATTATAAGTATTGATTATTATTGTAAATATTATTATTATAAATTTTTTTTACCTAAGTCGTTCTACAATTTTTTCATAGCGAGAATTCTCACGCACTGCATCCAAAAATGTATCATAAGGAGTCGGTGGCTTTACTGAACTCAAATCGCCATTATCAAGAACCAACTTCAACAGCGAAAGTGAAAACCCACTCAACATCTGCGTATTTGGTGTATTACTTTGCACCGGGAATCCACTTGTATCACGAACATTCCAATAGACAATTGTCGGCGGAGTCCATGGTGCTCCACATACTTGCATTCCTGCTTTGTAAAATGCCATTTGAATCTTCTGATGCGTTGTCTCCTCACTCATTGAAGGCTTTCCAATAAAAGAATGTTTTGAATGACCTAAAATATCATTAAATAGACGATAATTATTATTGCTTGTAGCACACCATGATGTGTCTGATTCTGTTGCTCGGTCAAATTGCATATCACTGATAACAATTAGTTTGTTTGGCATATCATTAGCTGAGAGACGATTTTTGATACCAACATCAAGAATCAACTGAATAGCAGACAAAAAATCGGTATTTCCACCCCAAGGACTATCGAGAACATATTTCATTTTATCTGCCAAAGATGCATCTGGAATTTCCAACAATTGTGGATTGCTTTCAAAACTGATAAATTTATTGCGCCATGGTTCCGGCAAAATACTACTAATCATAATTCCAAGTGCAGCAGAAACTTCCATTGGTGTTCCTGACATTGACCCAGAAAAATCACTCAATACCATACAGCGGTCCAATCCAGAACCTCCATCTGCCATCTCCTTATAATGTTTGTAATGCTGGTCCCATTGCAGTTGGTTAATCTGTTGAGATTCTTCATTTGCAATTTCTTTATAATTACCCCAACCCTGCATATGCTCAGCAACCAACTCATGCAAAAACATTTGCTTACCATTAATTTTTGCTTCACCACGAGTTGCTTTCGTCAAATGCTCTTGAAGTTTTATTCTGCATGCATCGCGCATAACATCATGTTTATTACGAACATATTTTCCCTTCTTATCCATATTCAAAAATGCGTTCTTATTAATTTTCATGCAACGACTCGGAACACGTCCAAAATCAATATCAGTCCATTTTTGATTACACATCATTTCTTCAGTAAGCCGAATCTTTTCACGATTAAGAGGTGTAAGAACATTTACACGGAGACGCTTCAAAACAGTTCCAGTTTCACTTGTATTATCTTTAAAATATTTTCTTGCAATTTTTGTGGTTACTTTATATTTTTTGTCAAGTGAATTTCCCTCTTTTGGAAAAAACTTCGCACATAGAGAACACGGTGCATCATTATCCAATGTTTTAACGTCTTGATGGAGTTGATTAACATAAATATCAATAATTTTATCATAAAATTCTGGTGTATTATAGTAAGAATTAGAAAATTCAATCATTTTCTGGTAATCTTTCCAACATCCATATTCCGGAATCAAATCAAGTAGCTTAAACATTTCGTTCGGATAATATTTTGCAATATTAAAAAACATGTGGAAAAATGCATCTCTTTCACCTTTTCCATCACCATGACATTCGCGACAGTGAAATGCCATAACAACTGTGTCAATAAAATCTTGTTTGGTAAAATCAGGGGACTTTACAATATTATTAATATATTCGGAAATAGATTCTTGCGAAGTTCCGCGTAAAATCCCACTAAACGCGGCAGTTAGATAACCTTCTACATCGCGTGAACCATCTCCTTTCACGCCATGTTTCAAATATTCTACAGCACCATTTTCACCATATTGCTTATAATGAATGGAACCATGTTCCTTTACCAAAGAGCTTACAAATGGGCTTGTCATTGTAATGTTATATGCGTTTTGCTCTTTAAGTTGTTTTATAAATTGTATTTCCTTGAAATACTTTTAAGAGTTTTTCGATATCTTTTTTATATACATAAAAAAACCTGCGGCACCAGCTGAACTAACTATTCCAGCTGTTTTACTTCCTGCAAATACTACAGTAAACATAACAATCTTTGAAATTAATATAGTTAGAACCATTAAAGCGGCTATTATTATCATATTATATATATATAATGGCAAAAACTAAAAAAGTAAGTAAAAGTAAAGTTTCTAAAAAGAGCAAACAAACAAAAAATACGCGGACAAATTTAGTAAAAATGCGAAATCAACTTACTAAGATGATTGATTATTACAGAAAATCAAGCGCTACAAATAATAGTAAATTATACACGTTGAAAGAGCAGTTGAGAAGTGTCAATAAAGAAATTGACAATATTCCTATTAGCAAATCTAGTAGCAAATCTAGTAGCAAATCTAATAGCAATTCTAAATTAACCTATAAAAGTAAAAAATTGAAACCACTTAAATCTAAATTAATTAGTATAAAAAACAATAAAATGTCTAAAAAAATATCTAAAAAAAAAAGTAAAATAGATATGCTCGTGGCACATGAAATTACCCCTATAGGAAGAGAATATATTAAACATATGAATGTTGAGCTAAATTCTCCAGAAGAAGTAACAAAGCTACAACAATTTATTAAAAATAATCCTGAATTAAAAAAACAAGATGATGAATTCGGCTTATTATTTGGTTGGATTACTTTATTTATGGGAGACACACATGTTTGGTGGAGTCTTCTTCCTGATTTAATATTTAACGGTATATCTGAAAATGACATAAAAAGTGGTAAAATAGAAAGAGATAAAATTCCATACAAGCCGTTTCCGAGAGGTTCTAAAACATATAAAAATGATTATGCATTCTTCAACGGCAAACATTGGAATAGTCAAAAAGCAAATTCAACAGTGCGTTTCGACCCATATGACAAATATCAAATTAAAGGAACAAATCAATTATGTCAAACATATTCTATGATGTATCTTCTAAATGCTTTGCCCGGTGAATTAAATGAAACATGTTCTCCATGGACTGGTAGCGAACAAGACTTCAAAAAATATTATTATTATACTGAATGTGCTCTTAAATTTACATTAAGAATCGCGGAACATTGTAAAAAAATAAAGTTAGATTTGGAATATGATACACCAAGTCAACCTTATCTTAATGATTTGATTAATATCATTAATTATTGTCTTAAATATTATAAGATTTGTATAAATACTATTAAATTACCATGAAACTTTAGAAACTAAACAAAGTCTGTATTGCCGAATTAAAACCAACAATACTTGATATAAATAATCCAATAAAATGGTCTGAAATTAAGGCCTGAATACGATTAATAGCCAAACATATTGGCGAACCAACTGTAAATATATTTGTAATTGCTCCCCATATTCCTGGCTTGTAACACCATGATATATATAGTGTCACAAGTGTCCAATGTAGAACTGAAAGAAATGTCACAATAATTGTAAATTTCATTATTGTCATAGAATAGTTACAACATTGTCTATTTTCGATTTTTTCAATTTTTTCGTTATATTTATCATAACAGTTATTTATACAATTTTTATTTTCATCTGGAAACACCGGATTAAATGGTTCTGAATTACACTCGTGAAAATTACTACTACTACTTACACTACGACCACTCCGCGTTTGCATTTACAAATAGTAAAAACATCTATATACATTTCAATTTAATTATATTTACAAAATAATACAAAAAAAAAATAACTATAAAGTATAATATGCCCATAGAAAACCAAGTTGTATCTTTACAACAAAGTAAAATAAAAGAGCAACAAAATATAAAAATTGAAAAATATGATGAAAGTGCAAGTTTATGTGGAATAAAACCGGTTAATTTTACAGTTTTTTGCTTAGTAGGCTCTACATTTGTCTCTATTATTTGGTCTTTTTATTCTGTTGCAATTGAAATTATACCCATGCAAGAAAAAATGTCGTCATGTCCTTACACGATTCAATATGGTTGGAATCCTGGAAATAATACAGTGTGCAAATCATTTCTAGAAACACAACAAACTTTTAATGTTGCAGAATCTACATTTTGGAGCTTAATGGTTGTGGCTGGTTTATCACCATGGGTTGTTATCAGTCTTATCGCAGTTATTACTACTCATGATAAAGTTAATAAAAAATATAAAGAATTATGGTGGTGTGTATTAGGGTTTCTTCTTATTATTTATTTCTCAGTTTTACTTGTTGCGTCATTTTCTGGAATTGGAATCTATCTTTATGGCTCTCCTGCGTTCATTGGCGTTCCAATGATTGTTATAATACCATCTTTGGTTGGATTTATGAAACAAGTTAATATCTGCAAACGTGTTATTTGTTTTGTTAATATACCTATATGTATTGGTTATTTCATGATAACAACATCATTGATAATATTAACATCGTATATTGTTTGGACTCCATCAAGTTATTACGATTTACATTATAAAGCAAAAGTATTAATTGGTTGTGCTTATTATTATGCATTCCTTGCTTCACTTATTTTAACGTATGAAATAGATTATGCATATAAATATAATGAGTATCCTGAAATAGAAGATTATGATTTTAAAACAGTTTCAGAGGATGTTGAAAATAATAGCGAAATAGTGCTTGAAAACACTGATAGAAAAATGATTACAGAAAAAGAATTGCAAATAACACAACAATCACAACCTATTCTCGTTCACTTTTTATCATCATCAACAGTTTTAGTGACAACATCTTGGCTGTCTATATCTAAATCTTATGCAAATATTACTATTCTTGTTTTAATTGCATTTTTTCCTTTATTTGCGTTTGGTCTTATAAATCTACAGAAACCATTTAGCCAATATTTAGTATCATTGCGTAAAAATTAAATCACTGTGTAAAAATTAAATCACTGTGTAAAAATTAAATCACTGTGTAAAAATTAAATCACTGTGTAAAAATTAAATCACTGTGTAAAAATTAATATTGTTAAATAAATAATATGGATACAGCCCAAATTATTTATGTATCGTGCCCCCACTGTGATAATTTAGTAGAAATCAACATTTCTGAAATTAATTGTGCCATATTTCGACATGGCATTTACAAAAAAAATATGTTGCAAATTGACCCCCATGCATCTAAAGAAGAATGCGATAATTTAGTAAAAAATAATGAAATATATGGGTGTGGAAAGCCTTTTAAATTATTTTGGAATAAAAATCCTACAAATAATGTAGTGCAATTTTATACAGAAATATGCGATTACATTTAATAAAACAAGTTAAACAAATAAAATATATCTATATATTACAGAGCGATGCAGATTTTTGTAAAAACTCTTACTGGTAAGACTATTACTCTTGAAGTAGAGTCTTCTGACACCATTGATAATGTAAAAACTAAGATTCAGGACAAGGAAGGCATTCCACCTGACCAACAACGTCTTATTTTTGCAGGCAAGCAATTGGAAGATGGGCGCACTCTTTCAGACTATAATATTCAGAAGGAATCCACATTGCACTTGGTGCTTCGTCTTCGTGGAGGTCTTTAAATTATAGTTTTATTATGCCATAATTTTATGCCATAATTTTAAATAATTGAAATGATTTTATAATATAATATCATTTCAAATGCGAGGCTCAAAAGCTTTGTTTACGACCGATGAAGCGCAAAAAAAAATTGCAGAGAATATTTGTAATATGGAGGCTGCATATTCGTGCATATTTAATCATCCGGATGACCAATCTTGTATGATAAATAAATTGGTGTTTATTGATTGTATGAAAAGTATGAAAAAAAAATGGCTTAAACCTCAAAAGAAGACTGTAAAAAAATAATGAAAAATCTTGATATTAGAAAATCCTTATATTAGAAAATCCTGATATTAGAAATATCTTATTTTTATTATAAATATTTAAGTAAAATTGAACGTTTTTTTATTGAAAGAAATACTAATAAGAAAATGCTGTTCGCAATCGATGGAAATATCGGCTCTGGTAAATCTTCCCGTGTAAATGATTTAAAAAAGTATTTGAAAGGCAACCCTTCATTTATATTTTTACAAGAACCTGTTGATGATTGGAATTCTATAAAAACGAGTGATGGTATTACTATTCTTGAAAAATTCTACAGCAACCAAGAAAAATATGCATTCAGCTTTCAAATGATGGCTTATATATCAAGACTTGCACTCCTACGTAAAACGATTAGAGAGAACCCTGATTGCCATATTGTAACTGAACGCTCAATATTCACAGACTGCAATGTATTTGCTAAAATGCTTTATGATGATAAAAAAATAGAAGAAATTGAATATAAAATTTATTTAAAATGGTTTGATGAATTTGCAAATGAAACTAAACTTGATGGTATCATCTATGTCCATACCGACCCAAATGTTTGTTTTAATCGAATTAAAAAAAGGTCGAGAACCGGAGAAGAAAGTATTCCACTTGATTATCTTACAAAATGTCATAAATATCATGATGAATGGATTTTAAAGAGAGAAAACGAAGTCCAAATTATTGATGGTAATGTTGATTGTCAGGAAGAACCGGATATTATTAACATTTGGATGTCGGATATTGTAAATTTCATGTATGATATTATTGAAAAAACAGAGTCTCCCAGAGTTGAAAATAATAAAATATATTATAATTATGAAACTATACATAAGACTATTGTATCAATGGTGCCAAAAATTAAACTATTTAATCCAGATGTAATTGTTGCAATAGGTGGCGGTGGGTTTATTCCTGCTAGAATTTTAAGAAGTTATGTTAAACGACCAATTCTTGCTGTTTCAGTTGAATTATATGATGACAATACTAATACTGTTAAAGATTCTGTAAACATTAAACAATGGTTTGATGATACATACGGCTCTGGAACTCTTGTAAAAAATGGAAGAGTTCTTATTATTGATGAAGTAGATGATACTAGGAAAACATTAGAATTTGTCACAAATGAAATCATGACATATTCTCCTGCTGAAATTGCTGTCGGTGTGATTCATAATAAGATTAAAGTTAAGAAAGGTGTTTTACCGAAAAATATTGAATATATTGTAGGAAAAGATATTGCGGATGATTGGGTTATTTATCCTTGGGATGATACAAATTAAAATTTTTAAAATAATTTTTAAAATGTTAAAGCATTTGATAATGCTGGCTGTGGTTTATATTTTAGTATATCTAATTCGTCTATTGTTGTCTTGAAATCATCGCTACCATAAATGTCTTGTAATAATAACCATTCAAATAGTCCCCCAATGTAAAGTTTCACATTAGAAAAACCTAAATCTGTAAGTTGCTTATATTTTTTGTATATTGTTTCATCATTTGAATTCTTACCATAAACAACTACATAAGTTTCTGGATTCGTAGAAATCAATTCATTAATTAATTTTTCTTCTTGTATAACCGGAACGGTTCCACTTATTAAACATGATTGAAAATCGGCACTTAAAGTATTTATTAATAAACCCTTTATTGTTTTTTTCTGTAAAGCTTGTATATCTTCATAATTTACTTTCTTTATTGACGGAGTATTTCCCATTAAATAATTAAATAAATTCATATTTAATTAATTATTTAATTATGTTTTATTCTTTTTAACGCAATATCATAATATTCTTTGTTTAATTCAAATCCTATACAATTTCTATTTGTATTCTTGCATGCAATTGCGGTCGACCCACTACCCATAAAGGGGTCAAGAACAGTCGAACCCTCTTTACTAAATATCTTAATTATATGTTCTAAAAGTTGAACTGGTTTTACTGTAATATGTGTGTTAAATTCACCCTTCTCTTTTTTTGTTGGTTTAGAAACTAAAAAATTATTATCATACGCTAGAGAGAATTCTTCTGTAGTTATTACATTTGCAGGAACTTTATCTTTATTAACACCCACTTTTTGCGAAAAATCCAATAATCCGGTTCCAAAATTCATTTCATTTTTCAGAAATGTTCCTTCTGTCGGTTTCATTGCAACACATATTGGTTCGAAACATGATTTAATTTGAGGTGTTTTAAAATTCGCATATTGTGTTTTAAGTTTGTTCTTTTCTTCGAGAGAAATATCCATCTTTTCAATTAAATGTAATATTGACATTCCTTTTGGTTGATTTTGTGTATAAGTCCAATTAATCATATCTCTTACTTCGAATCCGGCACAATCACATGCCATTGCAATGGAATGATAAAGTCTCGGCGCTGAGAATGATAAGAAAAAACCACCTGGCTTTAATTTTTCGATTGCCTTTTCTGAAAATTCGTGATAAAAATCATAGAGTTGTTTTACTTGACGCTTATCAAATTTCATACCTTTTGGTAAATGCTTAATATGACTATTTGGTTTATTTTTACTACTATCAACTACTTCATTTGCGTCCCATGTTGTATCAAGACGGTCAATAAAATAAGGTGGGTCTGTAAATATCATATCAACTGAATTATTCTCTAATTTAGATACTTCATTCATTGCATCACCTAAAATTATTCTTATATTATCAGTCATATCTACAATATAATATTTATATGTTTGTAAATTGATTTAATAAACATATAAATTCAGTATTTTAATTAATCAAATGAAACAATAATCTCAATATTTTCTTTTTTAATACTTCTTGATGCGAAGACAGAGAGCTCTTCTCTCTTTTTTCGTGTTTTGTTATCAGAATTTGTTTCTTTGTCACCTTTTTTTTTTGTAGAACTGTTTCTATCCATCATATCTTTCTCAATCACTTTATAATTTTCTGTTATATAGTTAATTACTTGGTTTTCAATAGCCCACTTAAAAAAATTGAGCTGCCCTATTGTAGTCTGTATCATACTATCTTCACCATATGGAATTGTAATTCTATCCCACCTACAAAATGGGTCAAATCTCCGTTTCGAATATGCTTTCAGACGTAATTTATAATCATTATATACTTTGAATCTTGTTATTGATTTATCATTATTTTCAACATTATATTGAGTGAATTTTTGTTTAGCATAATTTGTGACAAACCAATCTACAATTCGCAATGAAATTGAAGATTCACCATTTATGATAGACAGCATCTTTTCTAGGTTATTTTTATCCTTGTAATAAACTAACAATTTATTTAGTAATAAATCATTTTGTGTTGCGTAATTATTCATTATATAAAGTATTTTAGTTTTTTTAAATACTTTATAGTAAAATATAATTCAAATATTTATACTGAACTATAATAGTCATGCATAATACTATTATAATTTATTTTAATGCTACCATTTTAATTACATAATAAATATACAATCCATAAAAGTTTTTTGATATTATATCTAAAAAGTTATAACTTATGTTTTTATATTTTGCTTTCATTAATGCAGCAACTGCATATAAACCCCAAACAACAAATAAAAAGTAAAATAACATCTTACCCTCGAGAGAATATTGAGCATATTCAACCCATATCAAGTAAAAAGTATACAAAAAGAAAACCGAACCAATTGCAACAGAGTTAATTATACTCATTACATCAATCTCTCCAAGATAACCGAACACAAGCATCATAAAATTACTTATTGTTATTTTACTTATATTCACACTATTCTCTCTTAAGAAATCGTTGAACTTTATTATACTTCCTTGCGGGTCTTTCATACCTTCTCTTAATTCTAAATATTTCATATAGATAATTGTTGCTAACAACATTAAAGGTGTTGTTATTACCCAGTCATAATATCTTTTCGACGCCATCTTTTGTATATTTTTGAAATTAAATACTAACCAAACATAAAATGACGCTTCGATTACCTGAACAATTGTCTCCATTTTTAATATATCAGTCAATATAGAATGTTCATCCGGTAATTTTATAAATAAACCGTCCATTTGAACAATACTTGTTAAAAATTGCAAAAAAATAGAGAGATAAACTGTTATTAAAACTAAATCATATTTCATTTATAATATTATTTTAGATAATAAAAAAATAATAATTTACTGATTCTATTTTTAGAACACACTGATTCTATTTTTAGAACA